CAGCCATCCCTCTCGGATCGTCGCAAAATACGCCCTATGCGCTTTTTCCGACCGTTCCTCGATCGTCGCCAGTTGATAGCGCTGGCCGACGACGAAGCTCGCGTCGCACCACTTGCGGAAGCGGGCGAGCGGGACGAACGCGTCGCCCGTCCACTCGGCGAAGATCGGGAGGGCGCTCACGCGGCCCTCACCGCGGAAGGTGAGCCGTAGGTCGAGACGAGCGCCGCGACCTTGGCATCGAGCTCGCCCAGGAATTCGCGCACGTCCTTTTCGTGGGCGCCGATGCGATCGGCGTCACGCTCGATCCGGCGCACGAACAGCCGCATGTTCTCGGGCATCCGGGGATCGAAAGAGACGAAATCGCACCATTCCCGGCCCGTGCACGCCATCTGCCAGAGCATCTGCGTCACGTATTTGTCGGGAATGGTCCCGCTCAGCAGTGTGTCGATGTGGGTGGCCGTGTTCGGGCATTTGATCTCGACCAGGCCATCCGTCCCGACCAAGCCGTCTGGGCTGGCGCCGCTCATGGGGATGGACGGGTGAGCGGCGAAACCGACCTCGACGACCTCGGTGTTCGTCTCGAACTCGTAGGCCGTCCGGGCCTCCGGCTCCTTGTCGGTTCCCCATTGCATTGCGGCGTTGGAAAACCGCTCGGCCGGTTCGCCGGTCAGGCGCTCGGCGATCAGTTCGGCCATGTAGTTCGCTCGGGAAGCGCCAAAACCGGATTTCGTCCGGGCGCCCACGTCGGCGACGCGCGAAGCCGTGACCTTCCCGACGCGGATGGCGAACCATTCCGGCGAGCGCTGGGTGATGTCGTTCATTTGGCCCTCTTGGCTTCGAGTTTGGCGGTGGCGGCGGCGAGCTTGGCGGCGGGGAGATCGTTGACGCTCTCGATCCCGTAGTATTTGAGGAACAGCGCGGGGTTTGCGCCGACGCTCTCCATGAGATCGCTGAGGGCGATGGCCTGTTCGTCGGTGATGGTTTCGCCGCTCCCAGTGGCGCGCCCGTCGTCATCCTCGCTGCTGGCGAGGCCGAGCGACAGGACCAGCGAGTAGCGCTGCAGATAGGTGAGCGTCGAACCGATGGCCTGGATTGCGTTCTTGTTCCCGGTCACGTCGGCCGAGGCCGAGAGTTCGGTTTCCTCGCTGTGGCCGTCGCAATGGGACAGGATGCACGTCACCGTGATCTTGTCGGCTTGCTTCGATCGGAAGCGGTAGGACAGGCCATGCCGAGAGAGAACCGGATCAACCTCGCGCGCGATTGCGGAAAAATCGGCGTATTTCTTGGAGTTGTGGCCGGTCGCGTTGCGCACGACGGGCTTGATTTCCGCCTTGGCGTTGGCGACCGCGGCGGCGAAAGCGATCTGGGCGTTTCGCGTCTCGACGCGCTCGCGCAATTCGAGTATCTTTTCCAGGCGCGCGATATCGATCGACGAGTCGCCAGCCATGCGCTCGATCATGGAAATGATCGCGGCGCTTTCCGACTGCGGCACCGGCGGCACAACCTGACGGCTCTCGGCCGGGATAATTTCTTGCTGGTTCGCGTCCATTCGATCCCTCCAAATCATCCACAAAACCCTACTCGCGCCCGCGCCGCTTGCTCACGTAGACTCCGGGCAAATCCTCGAACGCCGCCGCCGCCAATTTGATCGGGCTGTATTCCAGAGCGGCAGCGATGCCAAGCAACGTCTCGACAGTCGGATTGCGCGAGCGGCCTTTTTCCAATTCCCAGATATGGGCCTTGGTCAGCCGCGCCTCGTCGGCGACGTCTTGCAACGACATGCCGCGTTCGGTTCGCACTCTGAGGATGATCGCGCCGAGATTTGACATGCTGTCTTCTTATATCAAACGCGCGTACAAGTCAATCGACCAAATACGCATTCCTTGCGGAGGCGGGAGAGAACGGCGGAGGAAGGGAGGAGTTTGGTCATTCAAGAGCCGCGTCGATCATCGCGCCCCATGTCATGCGACGGTCGCTTGGCGGCGCGTATTCATCTTCGGCCAAGACTTTTCCAGCAGCAACGAGCATCGGGACTGTCGGCTCGCGCATCGCCTCGATAGCTGAACGGGCTTTCTCGCGCCATATTTCTCGGTAAAACTCCGGCAGGGCGTCAAACACTATACCCTGTTTCTCAGCTACGACCCGCGCGACGCGGTCAATCATCTCGCTCATTGATAGGCACTCCTTGTGGATTCGAGTTCACGGCGAGGGGCGACGCTTGCGCAGGGGCGTCTGCCAAATGGCCCGCGACATCAGCCGCAAGCGAGCCATGAAGCGTTCGACCTCGGCTTGGTTGGCAAGCGTCGCCGGCTCAATCTTGATGTCGTCCACGATGTTCGCCCCTTCGTAAATTACAATTCTCACTGCATCCTCCAATGCTTGCCGTAGGTTTCGAGAGAGAGGCCGTCGAGACGGGCTTGGCGCGCTCGCCTGCGCGCTTCGCCGACCGCCCGGCAGTCATTGCGGGCGCGGGCCTCGCGCTCGTCCTGCATCGCCTCTAGGACGGCGTGGGGCGTGCGCAGATGCTTCGGTCCAATCCACCAAGCGAGGAAATTGCGGAGGGACGCGCGGGCTCGGCGGGAAAGGGTCACTGTGTGGCCTCCGCTGGCTTGATCGGCCCCTGAATCCCGAGCCGTCCAGCGACGATCGGGAAATCCTGCATCAGCCAGCCGTGATCATCGGGACAAACGTCGTCGCAAAGACACGGCCATTCGTCTCCGTACAGGTCGGCGAGCTTGGCGTAGTAGGCCGCCGCCGCGCCGCACTCGACATGCTCGGAGTAGACGTTGAAGTCGCCGCAATCGACGTAGGTCTGGCGTCGGTAGCGTTCGCCGGGCTGAATCATCTTCCCGCATTGCCCGCACTGATGAGGCTTACGGGCGACGTGCTGAACGTCAGACAGGACGGTCGTCATTTCGCCCTCCGAATCCAATCGACCCAGACCAGCCGCGCCAGCAACGCGGCGTTGAGCGCGATCCAAACGAAGGCGACGATGTAGAGCGTGTTCATTCTTCCGCTCCCCCAGAATTTTGTTCGTCGAAGAAGGCTTGGCGGTCCGATTCTCGATCTTGCATTCGGTCGCGCATCTCGTCTGGATCGGGGCCGTAATCGACCTCGCCGAGGAGTTCGCCCTCGTCCACGTTCTCGGCGATCCATTTGCGGAGCCATTGGGGGCATTCGAGCGCGGGGCGCGGGCCGCATGTGTCCGACTTGATGTCGACGACCTCGATGTCATCGACGCTTTCGCCTTCGGGAGGGTCGCCCCCGCTGGCGTAACTTGGCGGAGTCGCGGCGCGCCCCGGATGGTGAGTGAACTTGATCGTGACGATCAGCGGCAATTCCTTGCCGCCTAAGACGATGCTCGGGCAGACGACGGCGACAAATTGCTTGGACACGTTCACTCTCCCCTCATGCCAGGACGTACAGCGCGACGATGACGACGCAGACCAAGAACTCGGCCAAGAGGCCGATGGTGAGGGCAATGAACAGGACGCGAGGGGCGGAGATGTGGCGCGCGGTCATGGTGCAGCCTCGACGGGCTTGCCGTGGATATCGACCTCGAAGCACGGGCCGCAGCAGCCGCGCGCCTTCACCTTCTCGGGATAAGCTCCGTTGGGGTGGACGGCGATATCAGAAAGTGTGACAGGACAGCCCGCGTATTTGACTGCAGAATCGTTGAACGCGCGCGCCATCTGCGGCGATGGGGAGAAGTGCAGACCGCCGCCGCATTCGGTTAGACCGCCGTCCCAATCTGGCGCGATCGGGACGTTTCCGGGCGAATACGACGCGCCGCGAGGCGAGCGGAAATTTGATCCGAGCGCCTTGTAGAGAACGGCGACGCCGTCTCTGATCTCGACGCCGTAATAGTCGCACCACTCGGCGGCCGTCTCGATCTTTACAGAGACTTGTCGGCCCCCGTTAGCCGTGGCGCCGGCGCGCAGAAGGACTGCGACATTCGCGGACGCCGTAGCTTTGATCCCAGCGCCGAAGAGCGAAATTTGCGCGTATGCTTTGGCCTCGACGCGCGGCTGAGAGCTTCCCCGCGCCACGACGTGCGGCTGAGAGCTTTCCCGCGCCTCGACGTGCGGCTGA